ATAACGGGTTGCCGTTTATGCGCGAGGTGCTGCGCGAGGCAAAGGCGAAGGTAAAGGGGCGGAACGCGGCGTACCTCGAGGTGCGCGCGATGGCGGATAGCGCGTTGTCGGGCGATCAAATCGAGGCGCTGTACGAGCTGCTCGAGGCGATTGTGGAGCAGGAATTGCCGCCGGCCGCGGTCGAGGCGCTGATCTTGGCGGCGTTCCCGAAGCTGTCGCCGTCTCTGGTGGCGTCGATGATCGAGGCCGCGGTAATGTTTGTCGCGCCGGACGAGGAACCGGAGGACGAGGAACCGGAAGCGCCCGAGGACGAGGCGCCGGAGGAACCGGAGGACGGCGAGGAACCCGAGGACGACGAACCGCTCGAGGCGGCCGCGGCGATGTGGTGGGAACGCCTGTCGCGCGAGGAGCTTGAGGCCGACGGTCGGTATCAATACTGGCGCGCGGTGAACGACGAGCTCGATCGGCGCGAAGTGGGGTTCTACGATCGCGCGGTGACGCTGTTTAAGGCGGAACGCGAGTCGGTCGGGGCGATGTTCGGGGTCGGGACGCGCGCGGACGATGAGGTCTTGCGGCGGATCGAGCGCAAGATTCGCGAGGCGTATACGGACGAGGACGGCGAGTATTACCGCGCCTGGCGAGATGCGTACCTCAAGCTGATCGGCGAGACGTATATGGTCGGGGCGCGGCAGGTGGGCGGCGTCGGCCTGTCGTTTACGCTTGAATCGCCGCAGGTGCTCGAGGCGATCACGAAGCGCGCGGATACGCTCGCAGAATTGGTCGGCGAGACGACCTCGAAGCAGATTCTGGCGGCCATTCGGGCGGCAGAGAAGGCCGGACTGTCAGTCAAGGAAACGGGCCGGCTCGTGCAAGCGGCCGTGTTCGGTGAGACGGTCACGGATGCGCGCGCGCGGACGATTGCGCGGACGGAATCGGCTGGCGCGATGTCGCAGGGTAACTGGGATCAGGCGCGGGAGATGGGCGACCTGTATCAGTCGAAGGAATGGTTGGCGTTCGAGGACAATCGGACGCGACCGACGCATCTCGGCTGTATGGCCGAGGGCCGGATTCCCTTCGAGGATCGGTTCTCGAATGGACTGCAGTACCCGCTCGATCCGGCCGGCGACGCGGCCGAGGTGATTAACTGCCGGTGCGTCCTGGCGTACTACGATACGACGGTGGAGGAAGTGCCTCGATGAGCAAGACACAGACGCCGGCCGTGAAGCCGACGCAGTTCTATAGCGCGGACGCGCACCTGCAGATTCGGGCCGAGGGCGGAGGGCTGCCGCCGGGGATTGCTGGGCGGATCTCGGGCGTCGCGCTGACGTATGAGGTGCTTGACAGCTACCGGACGATTTTTGCCCGGGGTTCGGCGAAGCGGTCGATCGATAATAAGGTGGCCGCGCGGAAGGTGCCGTTGCTGATGGATCACAACAAGACGACCGCGGCGCACGTCGGGGTGGTGGCGGCGATGACGGAGGTCGGCGATGCGGTGATGATGACCGCCGAGGTGTTCGATACGCCGGAAGGTCGGGCGGCGCTCGAGTACGTCAAGGCGGTGATCGCGGCCGGGGCGTCGACGGGGCTCTCGATCGGGTTCGTGCCGCGGCGCTCGGAGATGGTGCAGACGGCCGACGGGATGGCCGAGCGGTTTACGGAGATCGAGCTCCGCGAGGTCTCGATTACGCCGATGCCGGCGGTGCCTGGCGCGGACGTGACGGGCGCGCGCGCGGACGCGGTGGCGATGGACGAAGGGAAGGAGGTCGGTGAGGACGTGCCGGCCGAGGATGTTCCAGCAGGGGCGGCAACGGACGCGCGATCCGATGCGGACCTGTTGGCGATCGCAGCGCGGGTAGCATTGGACGCGATGAGCGCGGACCAGCGGAACGCGTTGCTCGAGCAGTACCGCACGACACCAGCACCGATTCCGACCCGATCGGCGGCGAAGGCCGCTACCGCGTCGACCGCACCGCTGACCGGACGGCAACCGGCGACGATGGCCGAGCGGCTCAAGGCTGTTCGCGCGACGTTCGTCTCACCTCACGGGCATGGAGCCTAAGATGAAGAATACCCTGGTAACGAAGAATCGCGCGGCTAACGAGCTGCGCGAAAAGGCGCACAAGATTCGCCACGACCTGATCGACGCGAGCAACACGTTTAGCGCCGAGGAAGTGGAGCGCATGACGTCGGAAATTCGCTCGCTTGAGATGCGGGCGCAGGCCGCGGCCGAGTTCACGCCGGACGCCGAAGTGTCGCGTCAGGGCGGCGACGAGGGCCTCGTGCGTGTGGATGCCGGCGCGGAACGCACGGAGTTCAGCGGGATGCGCGACGCGACGGCCGAGGTGCGCTCGGTGATCGTGAACGCGTTCCCGAACGTCGGGAGCTTTATCCGTGCCGTGCATCGCGGCCCGGCCAACGCGACGCAGGCCGCGGCGATCAAGCAGGTCGAGACGATGACCCGTACGATCACCGGTAGCACGAACGGCGGCGAGTTCCTGCTCCCGCTGACGCAGGTGCCTGAGATTTTCTCGGTGAGCAATCAGCAGCCGGGTCTGTTCCAGTATGCGCGCCGGTACAACGTGCCGGGTCGCTCGCTGCGTATCCCGTACCTCGTGCAGGACGAGGGCACGACGGTGCTCAACCGTCCGATGGCCGGTAAGATCGCCAACGTGACGATCGTCGGCGAAGGCGCGACCAAGCCGGAACGCGAGCCGACGTTCGGTCAGCGTCTGCTGACCATGTACAAGTACGCGGCGATCACGCAGTTCGGCGACGAATTGCTCGGCGACGACTTCACGGGCGAACTCCCGTCGGAAGTCACGACCGCGGTCGGCGGTCAGATCGTGAACAAGATGAACGAAGATATCACGATCGACGGCACCGGTTCCTCGGCTCCGCTCGGGGCGCTCAACAACGCGAACACGGCGCTGATCGCCGTCAACCGTGCCACGGCCTCGCGCTTTACGGCCGCGGACGCGTTCGCGATGTACGAGCGTCACACGCACGGCCCGAACTCGGTGTGGATGATCTCGCGTCGCGTCCTGGCGCAGTTGTTCGCGCTGCAGACCACGAACAACACGATGGTCACCTGGATCGCGAACCTGCGCGACAAGCCGCAGATGCTGCTGCTCGGGCTGCCGGTGATCGTCACCGACCTGCTCCCGACGCTCGGCGTCAAGGGCGATGTCGCGCTGGTGAACGGCGACTTCTACGCGATGGGACTCCGTCAGGCGCTTACGGTGGAAAGCTCGATCCACTTCGCGTTCGTGAACGACGTGACGACCTATCGGTTCGTCGCGCGTGGCGGCGGTATTCCGCTCCCGACCTCGACCTATGCCTACAAGGTGGACGGCTCGGGGAACAAGGTGGACCCGCACTCGCCGTTCGTGGTGCTCGATGTCCCTGCCTCGTCCTAAGACGAAGGCGGCCGCAGGACTGTCCGGGGGTGGGTTCCCACCTCCGGCAGTCGGCGCGGATTCGGGCGCGGTCGTCACGGTGTTGGCGGTCGCGTCCTGCATTATTGACGGTATCCGGCGCGATCCTGGCGAACGGTTCGAGGTGGCCGCGGATCGGGCGGAGGCGTTGGCGTCGATCGGCTATGTCATGCCCGATGCGTTGTTTGCGCTGATGCGGCCGGAAGCGGCGGCGATGTGGCGCACGGTCGGCACGGAGCGGGAGGCGTTGCTCGAGCAGAGCCTGGCCGTCTCGCCGGAGCTCGTGGACCGGTTATGGGACGGCGCGGGGCGGGTCCTGACGCCGGACGAGGTGCCGACGACGGTGCAGCCGGCCGCGGGAGCGGCGACGTTTCGCGTGCTGCAGCTCACGCAGTACGACCCGGGCAGTGCGGTGTATCGGTACCATTCCGCGGCGAACACGGTGCTGGGCGTGCGCTCGGCGTTCGTGCGGTACGGGTACAGCAACCCGCATTGTCATTTGCGGCAATGGGACGGGGAGCTGCACCGGCAGACGGTCGAGCTCTTGGCGATGACGGCGGACGTGATCCATTGCCACATGGATTACCGCGCGTTGCATCAGGACCTCCGGTACGTGCTGCGGACAAACCAACGAGCGGCGATCACGTACCACGGCTCGGTGCTACCTGGGGACGAGGCGCGGGTGTTCGTGGATACGGCGGCCGATCAACGGATGCGGGCGATCCGGTTCGGGGCGCGGCCGTACCATCAACGGTACGGGGTGGAGCATTACCTGCCGATCCCGATGCCGGTGTCGGATTACGCGGCGCTCGCGGCGTCCGAGGAGGCGCGGGCGGTCCGGTCCGCCGGCACGTTCCGCGTGGCGCACAGTCCGACCAAACGGGCGATCAAAGGCACGGCCGAGTTCCTTGAGGCGGTCGCGGCCGTACAGGCGCGCGGGATCGCGATCGAGCCGGTGCTGATTGAGGATATGGCGCACGGGGCGGCGCTGCAGATCAAGGCGACCTGTCACGCGACGTTTGATGCGTTTTGGCTCGGGATGCAGGGGTCCGGGCTTGAGGCGGCGGCGATGGGACAGGCGGTGTTGGCCGGCGATGTGGACGCGGCGCGGGAAGCCGCGGCGCTCAACGGGGGCGCGGTGCCGTGGACGTTTTGCGATTCGGGGGCGTCCCTAGCGGTGGCGCTCGAGCGGCTGGCGACGGACGCGGCGTACTATACAAAAGAAACGGCGCGGGTCGGACGATATGTCAAGCGGGTGCATGACTATTCGGTCGTCGGTGCCCAATATGCGACCATTCTACAGGCCGAGGTGTTGCGTGGCATTGCCGAGCGTTGCTGATCTGAAAAGCTACCTGCGGATCGAGTCGACCGCGGAGGATACGCTGCTCGCGGCGTTGCTCGGGCGCGCGACGGCGATGCTCGAGATGTGGATCGATACGCCGATCACGGCCACGACGCAGACGGCCATCGATCGCGCGGACTCTGGGGGCGATCCGGTCCGGTCGCTGATCTTTCCGCGGCGTCCCTGTGCGGTAACGGCGGTCGTGGATAGCGACGGGCTGACCGTGCCGGCAGCCGAGTATTGGACGGACGGCACCTCGGGCGTGATCTACGGCAAGGAGTATTACACGTTTCCGTACGGGCCGTATACGATCACGGCGTCGGTCGGACTGTCGCTGCGGCAAGATTACGCGCGGCTTGAACCCCTGCTCAATGAGGCAATCATCGACCTGGCGGCCGACCTGTATCAGCGACGGACGCCGGGCGCGGCCTCGGAAACGGCGGCCGGCACGTCGGTGACGTGGGACGCGAGCCGGGAGACGGTGGCGCGGATTATGAAAACGCTGCGGCTGCTCAAGCTGCCGGTGGCCGTATGACCGTGACGCCTGGCCTATTGGACCGCCGGCTGACGCTCTGGGAACGGCGCGAGGGCGGCGCGGACGGGTTCTCGAGGCCGGTGTACGTCCGGATCGGGGAGTATTGGGGCCGGCTCGACGAGATTGCGGACGATGAGCAAATACCGCTGAGTCCGCAGGGACATATCGAGTCGCAGACCCGCGCGACCGCGACAGTGGCCGATTACGTGGTGGTCCCGAAGTTCGGGATCGTGCGGGAGGGCAACGGGCCGCTCTATTTCACGCGCGGGACAATCCTGCTGCGGGCGCTTCGGTGCCAGCGGATCACGCTCGAGGCGATCGACCCGACGGAGTTCAGCACGTTTGCGATGTTCGAGGACGTCGACGTTCGGGACGGGTACCACCTGGTAACTGATCCGGTGGTGCCATGAGCCGCGACGAGATTGGGCACGACGTCCGGCGAGGATGGACCGCTGAGGATCGGGCGCGAGCCGAGGGGCTAGTCGCGCGACACGGCGGAATGTTGTCAGCATATTCCGGCCACGGAGCCGGTGTTTCCGTTGAATGGATCGAGCAGGGCGGCGAACGCGTCAGTATCGAGGGCCATAACGCGGCCGATGTCCTGGCGGTCCTTTCAACGGTGCTGGGCGGCGAGGGCCGGCCGGCACGGTCTCGGGTCACACACTTAGGAGGGTAGCAGCATGGCGGCGTTCAACAAGTTCGACGCGTTCGTGGAAGCGTTGGCCGAAAAGGTGCATAACCTCGGGGCCGATACGCTCAAGGTGTATCTGTCTAACGATACGCCGTCGGCCTCGGCCGATGCGGTGAAGGCGGACCTCGGCGAAATCACGCCTGGCAACGGGTACACGGCCGGCGGCAATACGGCGACCCTGACCTCAAGCTCGCAGACCGGCGGCCTGTACAAGCTGGTCCTGGCTGATCCGGCCGCGTGGACGGCCTCGGGCGGCTCGATCGGACCGTTCCGGTTCGCGGTGCTCTACAACAGCACGACGGCCAGCGGCAACCTGATCGGCTGGTGGGATTACGGGACGAGCATCACGCTCGGCTCGGGCGATACGTTTACCGTGGACTTCGATCCGTCGACGGGCGTTCTCACGTTGCAGTAAGAGGAGTAGGAACCGATGCCGCTGCTTGCCGATCGCGTAAAAGAAACCACAACCACGACGGGAACCGGTCAGCTTACGCTGGCCGGCGCACCGACGGGGTTCCAATCGTTTACGACCGCGTTCGGCAACGGCGCGTCGGTGTACTATGTGATCGCTGGGGGCGCGCAGTGGGAGATCGGCATCGGGACGACCGGTGCCGGTACCCTGACGCGCGAGACGGTGCTGCAGTCGACCAACGCCGATGCGCTGGTCGATTTCGCCGCCGGCGTGAAGGACGTGTTCTGTTCGTATGTCGCCGATCGCGCGGTCACGACCTCGGATACCGCGACGCTCACGAACAAGACGATCGACAGCTATACGAACGACGTCGGCGCGAACAGCACGCACTTCCGGATCAAGGCCGGCGCGACCCTCGGCAAGGGCGACGTGATCCGCGCGGTCGGGTTCACGCCTGGCGAGCAAGCGATCGAGGTGGTGAAGGTCGCGAGCGCGAACGAGCCGTCAATCGGTATCTGCGAACAGGCGCTCACCTCCGGCCAGTTTGGTATGGCGGTCGTGATCGGCGAGTTGTTCAACGTCAACACTAACGGGTTCACGGTAAACCAAACGCTGTACAGCAATGGGACGGGGGGGTTCACCGCGACCAAGCCCTCGAGCGGGTTGTACCAAGTGCTCGGGTGGGTCGTGCGGGCGAACGCAAACAACGGCGTGATAGCGGTCAACGTGGTCTCGCCGCTTTATGTCGAGGCCTCGACCAATACCGCAAATACGTCCGTGATACGCGACGGCAGCGGCAACTTCGCGGCCGGCACGATCACCGGGGCGCTGACCGGGAACGCCTCGACCGCGACGACGCTGCAAACGGCGCGGACGATCAACGGCGTCTCGTTTAACGGCTCGGCGGATATCACCGTGGCGGCAGCGGCTGGGACACTCACCGGCACAACGCTGGCCTCCAACGTGACGGCGAGCAGCCTGACAAGCGTCGGCACGCTGGCGAACCTGACCGTGACCAACCCGATCACGGGCAGCGTGACGGGCAGCAGTGGTAGTACGACAGGGAACGCCGCGACGGCGACGACGTTGCAGACGGCGCGCACAATTAACGGCGTCTCGTTCAACGGCTCGGCCAATATCACGGTACCGGCGGCCGCGGGAACCCTGACGGGTAGCACCCTGGCGAGCGGCGTCACGGCCTCGAGCCTGACCAGCGTCGGGACGATTGGCACGGGCACATGGCAGGGTAGCGCCATTGCCGACACCTACTTGGCCACGATCAGTACGGCTGGCAAAGTCTCGAACAGCGCCACGACCGCCACCAGCGCCAACACGGCGAGCGCGATTGTCGCCCGTGATAGCTCGGGCAACTTCTCGGCTGGCACGATCACGGCGGCGCTGACGGGTAACGCCAGCACAGCGACGGCGTTGCAGACAGCTCGAGCGATCAACGGCGTGAACTTCGACGGCACGGCCGCAATTACGGTTGCGGCGGCGGCAGGTACACTGACGGGCACCACGTTAGCGGCGGGCGTGACCGCCTCTAGCCTGACCAGCGTCGGGACGCTCGCGGGTCTGACGGTGACAGCGCCGATTACGGGCAGCGTCACGGGCTCGAGCGGCAGCACGACCGGCAACGCCGCGACGGCGACCGCGTTGCAGACGGCTCGAGCGATTAACGGTGTGAACTTTGATGGTACGGCAGCGATCACGGTAACCGCTGCCGCTGGCACGCTGACGGGGGCCACGCTGTCAAGTGGCGTGACGGCGAGTAGCCTGACGAGTGTAGGGACGTTGTCGAGCTTGGGTGTCACAAACAACATCACCTCGTCAAGCGGCATCATATCAGCTGGTGCTGATTTCCGACTCTCGGGGTCGTCGTTTACCCGCGTTGCTGACGCTGATACCGGCGGAGGCTTTGGTGGTGGTTACAACTTAATGATTGACGGCGGGACCGCCAAACACGATTCAACGGGAAATATCTCCGGATACCATTACAAAACTGGCGGAAGCATTGAGCTGTATACCGGCAGTTCGCAACCGGCAGGGACAACGGCTACGCCAAAACTAACGCTGGACGCGAACGGCAACCTGACGATGACCGGTACCGTGTCGATGGCGGATAACGTCATTAGCCGTCCGCGCTTCACGGACTACGCCGAGACCTACACCACGCCAGCGATTAGCAGCAACACGCTGACGCTGAACTTGGAAAACGGCAACGTGTTCCGTGTGACGCGCAATGCGAACATCTCGACGCTGACGATTAGCAATCCAGCCGCCAGCGGCAACGCCTGTAGCTTCACGCTGATCTTCGATGCGAACGGCACCAGCTACACGATCACATGGCCCGCAGCGGTGAAGTGGCCGGGTGGGACCGCTCCGACGATCACGACCACGAACGGGCGCTCTGATATGTTCGTGTTCTACACCAACAACGCGGGTACGACATGGTACGCCATGACCGCTGCCCAAAACTTCGTGACGACCTAAGATGCTGGCAGATCGACTACGACAGGCCGCAACTGTAAAGGAAGCAGCGCCGGGGCAGCAAGCCTACACCACGGCGGGGACGTACACGTTTACGGTTCCCGCTGGCGTGACAAGCGTTTCGGTACTGTGTGTTGGCGGTGGGTCAGGTGGTGGGAACTACTTTTACTACAACACTTTAGGCACCGGCGGATCATTAGCTTATAAAAATAGCATTACCGTTTCTAACGGAGATGCTTGCACTGTTGTTGTTGGGGCTGGCGCAGTGGGGCAAACTGGGGGCAGTTCAACCGTCCCAAGGGGAGGAGACTCATCTTTTACGCTCCCAAATCTTTCCATTGAAGTTCGCGCTCGCGGCGGCCTTTCAGCCACGTCCTCAAATATTGGCAGCGTGTCTTACGATGGTGGAGCAGCGTTTACCTACGAATCTGGCGGCGGCGGCGGAGCCGCCGGGTATTCGGCAAATGGCGGTACTGGAGGTTCAGGTGGTGGGACTAACGGTTCTAGCGCGACAGGCGGGGGAGGAGGTGGTGGTGGCGGGGGAGGGATTTACGAGTTTGAAGGGCTGATAACGGGTTTCGGTGGCGGCGGTGGTGGTGGTGTCGGCATCCTTGGCGCTGGATCAAATGGTACTGGTGGAAATGCAGGGGACGGAGGAGGGGGTGGTGGTGGTGGTTCCAGCGGATCATCTGGGGGTAGTGCTGGTTTAACCGGCGCAAATGGCGGCGCATATGGTGGCGGCGGTGGGCAGGGTGGATGGGAAAATCCAAATTATTACGCTGGCGGAAATGGCGCTTCCGGTGCCGTCCGAATCATCTGGGGTACTGGCCGTAGCTATCCGTCGAACGCCGCAAACGTGTAACTGAGAACACCATGGGACTCACGATTTCTGATAGTGACCTGCTGGTCATCAAGGTGGAGAACGGTCAGCCGGTCAACTACCCGCTGACGTATTCCAACTTCCGCCTTATCCACCCGCAGACCAGCTTCCCCGATCTACCGGACAACTCGTTCCTGGTGGACTTCGGGTACGCCGTGTTCAAGTACACGGAGCAGCCAACGCCGGTGCAGTTTGAGAACACCAACGACGGCCCGATTGTGTGGGACGCGGCGAAGGATGCGTACACGAACACATGGATCAACACGCCGTTCACGCCCGAGCAGATGGAAGCCGCGAAGCAGAACGCGCTCTACGCGCTGCGCCGTCAGCGGGACCAGAAGCTTTTTGCCTGTGACTGGACGCAGTTGCCAGATGTGACGCTGACGCCGAGCGAAGTCTCTGCATGGCGCGTCTATCGCCAGCAGTTGCGGGATTACATGGGCGGCGTCACCGATCCGTTCCATCCTCCGGCGTGGCCGGTTCCGCCTCGATAAAGGACGATAAGCGATGCTATCAGCCTTTCCCCTCAGTACGTTCCCGTTATCGTCCGTCGGGACGGTGGCGCTCGCGTTGTCGGCCGCGGCCGGCACGTTCTCGGCCACGGGCGGCGCGGCAAGGTTCGCGCTGACGCGGGCCTCGAGCGCGGCGACGTACACGCTGACGGGAGAGGCGGCCGGCCTGAACTACGGCCGAACGCTGACGGGCGACGTCGGAACGTTCACGCTGACGGGATTCGGCGCGGTGGCGCGGTACAACGAACCGTCCGCGGCGGGCGCGTTCGTGCTGACCGGTCAGGATGCGACGGTGCAGGTCGGGCGCTACCTCGAGGCGGTCGCGGGCACGTTTACGCTGACCGGCAAGGCGGCGCGAAGCCAGACGGTCCGGCAAGCGTCGCTCGGGACGTTTATCCTGACGGGCGAGGCGGCGACGTTCCGCACGGGCAAGGGCATGGGGCTCGGGCACGGGACGTTCGCGCTTACCGGCCAGCCGGCTAGCCTAATCGCTGCGGTCAGTGTCGACGCGGACGCGGGCGCGTTTTCCCTGGCGGGACAGGCGGCGGCGCTTCGGCGCGGGTACATGGTCCTCGGGGCGGTCGGCACCTTTACGCTGACCGGTCAGGACGCGACCTCGCGGTATAACGGGCCGAACGCGGGCGGGTCGTTTGCGCTCACCGGTGGGGCGGCCGCGTTCCGCGTCTCGCGAAGCTCAAGCGCCGGAACGTTCACGCTGACGGGACAGGCCGCGACCCTCAAGCGCGGGCGGCGGCTGCCGGCAGACGTGGGGACGTTTGTCCTGGCGGGACAGGCCGCGGGCCTCAGGAGGGCGCGAGTCGTGACGGGTGGCGTTGGCACGTTCGCGCTGACCGGCCAGCCGGCGACGCTGAACCTCGGCAAGCGGCTCGAGGCCGCGGTCGGGACGTTCACGCTCACCGGTCAGGCGGCAAGCGCCGGCCGGATGATGGCCGCGGGCGTCGGGATGTTTGCCCTGACCGGCCAGCCGGCGACGTTCTCGATTGTCGGCATGAGCCGGTTGCGGGTGCGGGACTTTTCGGGGCCGTACGTGGCGGTCCGCGACGACTCACAAGGGTACTGGTAGGAGGGCGAACGGTGGCGGTCATGACCTATAAGCCGATCTATGTCGGCAACGCGTATCTAGTTCGGTCCTGCGTGGAAACCTACGTGCCGGCCGACGATGCGTACGAACCCTATACGGGCGGCGGCATCCTGGTCTCGTTCGCGCGGAACTCGGACGGGACGAACCCGATCACGGGGTTGCAGAACTTGGCGATGAATACGGACGTGAGCGGCGTATTCCATCGGGTGCTGTCGCCGGCCGAATTAACGGGGCTGCCGGCCCTGGTCGGTCAGGTGATCTATCAGATCGTGACCGGCGGGCCGTATAACGGCCTCCGCGCGGTGACGGCGCTCAAGGTGTCGCAGCCGCGGTGGGCGCAGTAGGTGCCGATTTCGGTCGTGAACCGGTCGGCCGAGGCGATGCGTCGGTACGAGGATGCGGCGTACAAGGGGATGGACGCCGCGGCCAATCATTTGCGGGTTGAGGTTCAGAAGGCGTTCGGGTCTTGGTACTATAAGGGCGGCGCGTTCCGGTCGACGCTGCAGGTGAAGCAAGCGATCCGGCGCACGCCGCCGATGCGGACGCCGACGGGCTACGAGGCGCGGGTCGGGATCA